TTTATTTAATTTTATTTTCATATTATTTTCTTTTAACTTGTCGGATTAATTTGTCTAATTTCAAAATCTAAAGCCTTTCTATAAATTCCAGCATCACCACTTGTATCATCAAAAATATCATTATAGCTTTGAAATTGACTTGATTGTATTTGTTCCCCTCCATATGTTCCCTCATTAATTCTATCCATTGCAATTCTAATCTTCTGAGCTAAATCAGATGCTTGTGAATAAGTTTCACTATAACAAGAAATCATCACATCATTTGTATCTAATGTTGATGCTCCATCTTTTGTATCATTTGGCTGAACGCCATTAACATCATAAATAATAAAAGGAAATGTTGTAGTCTGGGGAGCAACATTTGGAAATATTCTTGTGCCTACCAATGTGCTAACATCACTATTAGTTGATAAAATATTATATATTGCTTTTCCTATTTCCATTTAATATCCAAATTTACCATATTTCTGCAACTTTCTTTCATGACTTTTTATTGCTTTTGCCATAACAAACTCAGCATCATTCATTGAGTTTTGTGTTACTTTTAAATATGCACTTTGCCAAGCTGGTTTTATAAATGGCTGATCTGTTCCATAACCTCTTCCACCAAATTTAACTTCACTACCATATTCAATCCATGCACCATAATAACCACTCTTGTCTTTACTTTTAAATCTACCTTTTACTCTTGGACCAACAAAACCACCTAAATATTTCCTACTTGCTCTTGTTGTAAAATATCCAATACTCTTTTTTAATTGTTCAGTTCTTTTTACATCCTTTTGATTCTGTTGCCCAGTCAAACCATTAAGATTTGATTTTGCACCTTCAATAAATGGCTTACTGTTTTTTCTCCAAAACTTTTGCCAAATAGAATTTTTCTTAACTTGTTTAGGTAATTGCATAAACAAATCATTTAATTCTTTTGTTCCTAAAACTGTTATGTTTGACTTAGCCATTAATCTTTATTCTCACAAATTATTTCTAAAAAAGCATCTCTTCCATCAATTTGATTTATAACTTTTGGAAAGTAATATTTACTATCATAAGTTAATCTTGATTGTAAAGATAAATTACTCATGTCTAAATTTCTAATATAAACATGGAGCTTTGTCATTCCAGTTATTTTTTCACTTTGATCTGTTCCTTCACTTCCACCCTTCCAATCTATTGCAGCCCAAACAGTACGAAAAGCAGAATAACTTCTTGTCAATTCACCATAGCTATTAGCTGATGTGCTTACTGTTTCAATTATTACTCTTCTGTCAAGTTCTCCTATTGTCATCCTACTATCTGAACTTTATATGTATCTAATAACCATTTAACATTCATTGGTAATTCAGTTGCAGTTTTACCCGTAATAACACTTGCTCTATTTTGATAAAAATTTCCAATTGTCAAAAGAATAGCTTGTTTTATAATCTCTGGCACATCACTTGCAGCACTACCATAACCAACTGTATATCTTGTTAAAACAGCATCATTTCTTTTTGTTATACTTGGAAAGTTTTGATTGTTAGCTAATTGAATTTGTGATGGCTCATAATTTAACTGAGTATCATAAACAGTTGCACTTAATGTTTGCAAACTATTATTACTATCATAATATTTAACATAAGCAACAGCACTTACTTTACTTTTAAATAAAGTTTGTAAATCAGCAAAACTACTTGCATATTGTTCAATAACAGTATCAATAAAAAATCTATTTGTGTACTCTTCACTTAATTGTGTTGCAGCTTTTATAATAGAAGTGATATAAGTATCATCGGCAGTTGTATCAACTTTTAAATGAGATTTAGCCTCAGTTAAAGAAACTGGATAAGTAGATGCTGGAGTAATTACTTGATATGTTTTCATATTATTTAGTTATAAAAAAAGGGATGATGGTAATTCCACCACCCCTTTTCATAAATTAATTATTATCTACTATGCTTCCAAGTTTTTGTGGAATGTAGAAGATTGAACAGCTCCAGCATCAACAAGTGATGTTAATACATAACGAGGCTCACCAGTTCCAGCCCCAGAGTATATATCATAAATCACATCCAGACCTCCGAACTGCGCTATATGTACTTTAGAGAAATCTCCAAATAAAGCAGCAGTTTTTGAAGCAGTTCCACCAGAGTTTAAGTTAGATGTAATAAATGAGAAATATCCATTTAATCTCTTATCAGCATTATCATATAAAGCAGAAACAGAAGCAACTTGAGCTAAAGATTTAACATCAGCATAAGCAGCTGGATTTAGAATATAAGCCATTCTTGATCCTTCTAAATTAACATCAGCAGCTAATGTGTCAGTTTCCATTTTCTCAACGTTAGCAACAGAAATAACAGATGTTGCAGAAGATGTTGCATCTTTAAATAAAGATGTTGGAGCATTAGTTACATCATCATTTCCTAAAAATGCAGATTCCATTGTTGCAGCAACTGATTGTGCCATGTTTCTTCTTAATGCAGCTTCAATAGATGCGTTTTGAGTTACAGCCTCAGCCGATACGTTAACAATTGAAATAAGTTTCTTTGGGCTTAAAGTTAAAGATGTTGCAGTACCAGTAACTGGATTAACTTGAGTACCTCCACTTTCTGGTAAAAAAGTTGAAGCAATTGAACTAAATACTGGGAACTTCATGTTGTTAATTCCAGAATAAAAATTAGCTCCAGCAGAAGCCATAACTAAGTTTGCTTCTAATTGGTCAGTCCATGCCATTACTTGAGTTGCATTACCAGCAGCAGTTCCAACAGCAGCTCTTGTTAATATGCTTGAAGGAATACCAATCCCCTTGTAAGATTGACCAGTATATCTTGACTCATTTCTTGCTTCTTGGTCCATTTCTTTTACAAGCCCTTCAATTCTACCAGTTGCAGCTTGTGATAAAGCATCTTGAAAAGAATAATCTCTTATTTCTTTTTCTTCTTTTGTGCTTGTAACTCCAGAAATAACAGCAGCATTTCTTTTAATTGTTTCCATTTTTTCAGCTCTTTCTATTTTAGCATCTAAATTGTCAACTTCTGTTAACAATCCGTCTACTTGATTATTTTCCTCAGAAGATAAATCTCTTTCCTCAGTTGTAGCAACATCTTTAATGCTTTCCAACTGAGAAATAATATCAGATCTTTCCTCTTTTAATACGATTGATGTTTTCATTTTTTAATTATTTTAATTTATTTTCTCTTTTTTAATTCAATATTTAATGAGATAAGAGAGCCTCTCACTAAATTGTTTTCTTTTTCTTCAATTATTTCTTCTTTAGTTTCCTCAACTAAACTTTCTTGATATTCTTTTAAACCTCTTTTAGCAACTACCAAATCACTTTCAGCCATGTTGTAAGCTGGGTAAGTTACTGGAGAAACATCATAAAGCCTATCTATTTTTTTATTGTTCTAATGTTGTTGCCTTCGTCATCAGTTGACCATTCATCTTCTGCAACAGTAAACGCAAAAGAGCTTTGTGTAATATCACCTCGCTTCATTGAGATAGCTAAATCTTTTCCATATGATGTTTCTGGCATTTCAAATTCATACTTTAATCCCCTTTCATCAGCTGACAATTTTAATGTTCCAGATGTGCTTCTTGCAAGAATTAGATTTGGATCATGATTTATTAAACTACGAACATCAGAAGAGTTAATTAAATCTTCATTAAACACTCCTCTTTCTACAAACTCATAGAATCCACCAAGATTATTTGATCTTGAATCATAAACACTTGCATAGCCAACAACAACATCTTTACCATCATCTGTTGAATCAACTCTTGTTTCTACGTTAAAAATTCTTTTTTCCATATTATTATTATTTATATTTCTTACTCCTTTTTCTTCCTCTTCAATTATTTCTTTTCTTTTTCTTTCACTCCATTTAACCCCAGCATCTCCAGACCATAATGCCCAAGCTATTCTACCAGCACTTGGAAAACCATCTTCACCAGGATTAAATCCTTCGCCTTGTTTATCTACTTCATGTCTTTTTAAATAACTAAACATTCTTGTAACTCTGTCTGGAGTTAATGAATTGTCAATTATCATATTGGCTGTCTTTAATCCAACCTCTGTTCCACCTCTTCCAAATTCAGCCCTCCATTCTTTTCCTTTTTTTGCCTCAGCAACCATTCCTTCTGATGGAGTTAAATCTATGTCAGACAATGCTCTGTAATTACTATTGTCATCATCAGCTTGTTTTTTAGAATCATATTTACAAGCCCCAGTTTCACCCCACTTCCATTTGCCATTAGCACATTTAAGAGATGGCATCCTCTCCAATTTTGTCTATTGTAGTCATGTTCATTTGCATAAAATGTTTATCACCACCCTCAATAGAATTTAAGTTTTCTTTTTGTCTTACTTCATTTATAGACATATATCCATTTGTGATTGCTGTTTTATATGCCTCAGTTCTTGATTTTACATCACCTCTTAACAAACCATTTACATTAAACTCCACAAATGTTTTACCCAACTCATTTGATCTAAACAATTTTAGATTCATCTCTTGCTCTATTCTTGTAATATAAGGCATCAATGTATATGTTACAAATTCTTGAGATTGCATTTCTATATTATTAAAACTTGATTTGCTTAAATCTTTTAACATATGTGGTGGGCAATTAAAGATACGAGCCACCTCTTCAATACTAAATTGTCTTGAACTTAAAAACTGAGCTTGTTCTGGACTTATAGAAATTGGTTTAAATGTTAATCCTTCCTCTAATACAATTGTAGAATTACTATTTTTTAATTTACCATAGTTATTATTAAAACTTGTTTTAAGTCTTTGCAATGCTGTATCACTTAAAGCCCTATCAGTTTGTAAAATTGAACTTGGCTTTGCTCCATTAGAAAAGAATGTTGAGCCAAACTCTTCTAAACTAACACCCCAGTTTAATGCCTTTGCACATTGGTCAATTGGACTTAATCCAGTTACACCATCATCAGTTATTGTTTTAAAATGTAAAACATCGGATGAATCTAAAACACTTCCACCATCTATTTGATAAAACAACTCATTATTATTTACAACTACAGTTACATTGCTTGGACTTAAACATATTAATTGAACTGGTGTGCCAGAATTATTTCTTACTATTTGCACATAACTATTTCCTTCCGTACAAATACTTAGCATTATAAATTCAAAAAATGTTATTTTATTTTGATAATAGTTGGGCTTAAATTTTACAAGATTATAAATTGGACTTTTATTATCCTCTAATTTATCACCATTAGCTTGTTTAGAATAAACAGAAACTGGCAATGATGAAACAGATTCAGCAAGTAATCTTATTGCACACCAAACAGCTGTAAGTGTTAAAGCCTTATCAGTATCAAAAACATTTGCATCTGGAAAAATTGTGTTAAGAGATAAATCTCTTTTTTGAGTTTTAGGAGGAATGAATACGTTTGTTATTCTTTCAAGTAAAGTCAATGTGAAATTTTTATTTTCACAATAATACGATTATAAAAAGTTATAAAAAAACAATGTGTGTGTTATTTATTAACATAATTATAAAACTATAACTTCTCTTGTATCATAAACACTATCACCACTTTCTGTTGTAAGATGACAGCCTAAAGCCATCACTAAACTAACAACTGGATCAACTTTTTCTTTAGATTTATTTTTAGAAATCTTAATGTTCCCAGCTGGATCTTCTTGCAATGCTACATTGCTCATACACCAATTCATGCAAGGATTATTATTGTGAATAATATTTTTAGATAATATTTCAGCCTCTAATGTTTTTGTTGGCATAGACATTGAAACAAATCCTTGTCCAAATGGATCCATGTTAGCTCCATCATTTTGCAAATCAATTACTAATTGTGATGCATTCCATCTGTCGTAACATATTGACTGAATACGATATTTTTTTGATAGCTCATTTATCTTAGATTTTATAAAACTATAATCAGCAACATCTCCACTTGTTGCATAAATATGTTTATCTCTTAACCATGAAACATAATCAACACCATCTCTTTCACTTCTTTTCTTTGCGTTTTCTTCTGGAATAAATATATAAGGAATAAAAACAAACTTGCCATCTACATTAAATAACAAAACAAAAGCAGTTAAATCTCTGGTAGATGCCAAATCTAATCCACCCCAACATTCTTTTCCTTCTAATATTGAGTAATCAAAATCTTGATGACAAGCATCCCACTC